TAATACTGTAAATGTCAATGTCGGCTCCAGAACTACCAATACGGATACCTTGTGAGGTTTGTTTACCTTCCACATATTGTACAAAGGTGTCATCTGTAGCGTAGTTAATTTCACGGTTAATGATTCCATTCACAAAAATGCGACAGTAATTTTGTCCGGTACTGGACAAATTGTACAGTAAGTTAACTGCCACTTTAGTACGTGTTCCTTCTCTATACCCAATGTCTTGGTTTTTTCGAGTAACTTTAGCTAAAGTCATAAAACAAGCCTCTGTAGCTTTCATTTCCCAACCTAATGGGTTGTTGTCTTTAGTATAAGAACACATGCGTAGAACTGGCTCATCCTCGTTGGTTATATTACGAGTTGCAAAATCTATTTCAAATGTAAGTGAACCTGTCTTCTGTGTTTGGATGAAATCAGAAAAAGTTTCATAATCAATAGTTATATTTCTGCCACTGGGGACCCGCAAACATTTGATTCCATTATTGTCTTCAACCCAACCATCACTAATAAAACCAAAATTTTCAAAGGTCGCGGGAACATTCTCGCCTGAAACGGTATTAATAATAGTATCTGGGTGGGTTTCAGTATTACTACGTAGTTTTGGATTGATAATTAAATCGGCACCATCAGTTGGGGCAAAATTTTGTGAGTTATCGACATTAAAACTAATACGATCACGCAAGTATTTTTCTCCAGTGCTAAATAACATATAAGCACTGAAATTCGTTTCTTTGCTTTCGATTTCTATCATATTGCCAAATGTGTAAACCACACCATTTTGGGCTTGCTGTTCAGTGTAAGACAGATAATTCTCAACCTCTTGAATGTCTGTTAATTTAAAAGTAACAGGTAATACATCTGAACCTGGGTTATATATTGCCCATTGGAAAAATTGAACGGATGTCCAGTTTACAAGAGACTTGACTATCTGGTTTAATATGATATATGGAGTCTTATTATCAGGGTCTGAAACTATCATTACCTGTGAAACAATGTGTTCACTTTCCACATCTGTGCCATCTACAGATAACCAGGCCTCAATTTCATGTACTCCATGAGACATAACTTTAACAGAATCCCCTTCAGTGTCGGTTACATCAAACTGATTTGGGGTTTCCGTGTACTCAACTTTGCCAACAGCGTATTGGACAGAACGTACACCACCTTCACCACTAATTTTTAAATTTAATGTTTTAGCTACAGCACCAGTATATGTATATAATAAAGACATAGTGGCACCAGTAATAGGTTGCTGCCATTCGTTTCGGAACGTAAGTTTCAATTCTGTTTTTGTAACACTTTGGAACACTACATAAGTTGTGGTACTTTGTGTTTGGTCTCCAGTTACAATGATACGTAATTGACAGGTTCCACTGTTAAGTAATCCACTAATATCTACATCCGTATAAGTGTCGCTTTCGGCTTCTACACTCTTGATTGCCATTGTACCAATTGTACGCCAAGAATCGGAAGCGGAGGCACGCCTTTGGATAGTCATAGTACCATCTTCATAGGTATTTGCGTATTTCCCAGTAACAGGATTGTATGTTTGAGAAGTAAAACGCATTTTTAGAACTACACTACCATCAATGCTTACATAATTTGTTTGATTGCTGGCCGTGGTTAATTCTACAATATTCATTACACCCTGTTCGTCACTAATAGGAATAGTAACATCAAGCAATTTTAATGCTTGATTCTCATCAGGGTCAGCAAGCCATTCATTATATGTGTTTTTATTAGCAAATGCTCGAATATGATAAAAACCGTCCGGATCTTTTGTCATAGGAGGAATGTGACCAATTTTATTGTTTTCATGGTCTTGCAAATAGCTCTTTATAAACTTTTGGACAGCCTCCCCAGAGTAGGGGAGAAGGTTCGTTTCGTCAGGTGCTGCGGGGATGGTATTGTTTTTATTGCCACCCCAGTCCTCTGTAAATTTACCAGCAGGAATTTCGTCAGTTCTGAATTTCTTAGCCATAATTAATTATTTTTTTGTAAAGCGTAATTTAAAAATTTGTTAGTTTTTCCAGCCTTCATCATTTTTCCAAGGAGATGAGTTAATCCAGAAACCAGATCCAAAGCAGGAGCGTATAGATTGCCAAACTAATTTTGCCCCTATGTAAACTGCGGTAACTATTTTGTTACCAACTCTTATTTGACTGACATCTTTGCCATTTATCTGTATCATTCTTCAAGTATGAAATACACGGTGTTTTCATCTTTGGATTCGATTTGTTCAAAAGCCTCTTCATTTTCAATTACATCAAATGAAAGATTACCTACTTGTTTTTTGAAGGAAAAGGTGTCATTTGAGTTATTGTTTACGGCATTTATCAATTGATTAAATTCGTGAGCTGTTAAACGTCCACGGTTATTAGTTCCATTGTTTTCTTGCTTATTATTAAAATCAAGCAGGTTAGGGGATTGCTCTTGTTCTGCCGCCATACTTAAAATATTAAAGGGAATTCATACGGGAACATGTTACCGTTTAGAAGTTCACACATAAAACAGTCTTGTCCTGATATTCCATAATTTAATGTGATACTTGGTTTTGATCTATCAATTTCTTGTTGTACTATATTGCCTTCATTATCTCTTTGTTCTTTCCACCAATCAATCACTTCATTTTCCATATCAGGAAGATGATACCTAGTCCACTTGAATATGTAGTTTTTAGCTACATAATCCGGATCAACTAGTTTACCTTGATAATAGACGTTAGCGGTTAAAACAGTTTGACAACTATTGTTTTTATATGATACTCCTTGACTGGAAGTAATTTCAAGTGAATAGCCCACTATATATTGTTTCCGTATTGTGAATGTAGCGGAATACTCTTCATCACTAAATTTCACGATACAACGAACTGTTAGCGAGTTACCATTATCCCAATAAGGTTCAAAAGGCCATATTGTTAATGTCTTTCCATTTTCTCCTTCAAACGGTATATAATCATATCCTTGTAAATAATACCATTGTCGTTGACTGGAAGTAGACTGTAGGTTCTCTTCTTCCAGCGTTAAGGTAATGTCTGCCGGATTAGTAACAGGGTCGGCTCCTGTTAAGTCTCCTAAAAGAGTAAAGGTATCAGTTCCAACAATACGAATAGACTTACTGACTAATTCGTCTTTTACAGACTGGTCAAGGTTATCCCAAGTCATTGTCACATTTTTGCCAAATGTTACATCGCCATTTTTATTCCATTTAATATTTTTATTGGCAAAATGACCAGAACCATCTGTTTTGATTAATACAGAATTACTACGAGTACCAATACTGCCTTCTCCGTCAAAATTTAATTGAAGCAATGGGTTCTGGATGGTCCCACCAATGCCACCACGATTAAACCAAGCTCCATAATCCTCTGTGTAATTAAGTATAGTGTCAGTAGGTTGGTATTGTGTGACTAGTTCTCCTGCCTCTAATTGTGGTGAAGAAAAATAAAATATTGATTCTCCTGCATTATCAGAGGTATCAAAAGTTGGGACAATGGATAGAACCAATGCTTCTTCTGCCTGTTTCGGAGCTTGTAATTCAAATGTTACCTTTTTACGAGACCATATATTCGTGTTAGCAATAGGTATTTGAACGGTTCCTATTGCTTTATCATTTTGTAAAATAGATAATTGACATGCTTGCCCCGCATATATCCAAAAAGAGAATGTATATTTTTTCCCGATATGTTGCGCGAACCACTCTTCAGATTGGGCTATCATGCTTATGATTTTAGAGGCACTATATACATTGCCGATTCCAGTAGGGTTTTCTATTTGAGTGTCAATAGTAATTGCAGATGTAAAATTAACATCTAAAGAATTAACGAATACATTCCTATGAATTTTTCCGGCATAAAAAGTTGCAGCAAAACCATTCTCATCACCAGCAGTTAATGTTCCAGAAATATGAGCAGATTTTGAAGTAAAAAGTTTCTGTAAGTAACCTCCATATCCTTCTAATTGACCAAATACCGGATCTGTTATTCCATTCAATTTGCCAACACGTATTTTACTGGCATCGCCAAAGTTAGCAACACTAGACAGTAAGATGATATTGAAATCCGACACCCAAACTTCATCTGAAGGAGACATCTCACTTAAATCCAGTTTTACTGTTCGCAAATAACGTCCAGAATAATCGACAGTTATTGTGTGCAACTTATATTGCCAATCTGTTGTAATAGAAGTGGTTTCTTCTCCATCTGTTCTTGTTCCATCTTGGTATTCTAATGAAACTTTACAATTGACAGCTTTATTGGCTTTGATCTTATATGAAATAAGAACGCGGTTGGGGTTTTGAACATATTTGTAGAAATCTTGTTGTAGACCAATGAAACCGTAATATATAGCGTCATTTCTTTTAAAATGACAAATGCGATTATTGTCCGCTTCTGATAGTATGTAATCAGTGGTTACTGCTTCTGTTCCTCGTACTATATATTGTGATTCGGAATCTTCATAATCAGGAGTTGCAATATTTGAAGGCCAACATAAACTCTCATTGCGTCCAATACCGTCAATCACATCCATATATGGGGCATTATCGTCAGACCCAGTTAAATATATGGCTCCAGATCTATTTATATCAAACAGATTGGTAATTCTGGCAAAGTCTAAGATTTCTTCTGTTTTAGGCACATCGCCTTCTAACAGTGCTCCAATGAAATACTGTTTTTCGACAATATCATTTGTATTAGAATCTACAGTCTTATCTATTCCATAATCCAATACACACATTAACGAATAAATAAGATTCTTTCCATCAAAATATTGTCTTCTAACTATATCCCCAGTCCGTAATCCTTGTGTCTTTTTAGAATCGGACTGGAGAGAAATTTTATATTTCTTGTATTTATATACAGACATTATGATATTTCTTCTACTAAGTCTCCGGAACAGGCATCGCTGACCCACCAAGACCCGTTAGTCACTGATTGTTTCTGCACTTCCAATTCGTATATTCTCATTTTTTTACGAATTGTCAGATCATCAAATGTTGCACTGGTGTTGCCGGTCAATTTGTTTTGAATGATACCCCAGCCATTTCCGGCAAAACCACTGGAAAAAGTGACAGAACCTATGTCGTTGACAAAATAGGCATTACCATAGTGCTTAACTCCATTATCTAAAGCCAACCAATAGATTGAATCATCAAAGAATAGCTCGTTGGGGAGGAGGCGGGTTTTAGAATCTGCTATTCCAATTGATTTTTTTCCTTCAATCGGTTTGTCAAAAACAAAAAAATCAGCATCTGTAGAAAACATTAAGCTGGATGATTTTCGATTTAATGGGGCATATAAACTTAACGATTCTACATAGCCAAATGATGATTTTATTATTTCAGAGATTTGTACTGTATCGTCATCAGCTACTTTATTATATTTAAATGGAGCTTCAACAAATACGCTATCACCATCACTGTAAAATCCTGGTCCATCTTCTGATTTTAATCTAATATAACGTCTGAATATAACACCAGAATCTTCAGACGATTTTTTATATGTTTCAATCAATATATTCCCTAAATTGTGCCCTGCCTTAAATGATTCTGGAAAATATGCAGAACCAAATTTTGAAATCATTTCATATTCACCATCATCATCATAAATACTGGTTTGCAGGTTAATTTGTTTGGTATTATCGTCTCCCCAATTTAATATTTTGTTAGATGCAGAAAATGAGATAACATTGTTATTCTTGACATGAATAATGTAATTATCATCAAATTTTATGCCTCCTGTTACAATATTTAAATCCCCTGTTAATTGAGCTAACCGTTTGGCCGAAATAACCAATACACTTGTATTATCAAATCCCAAATCTACACCATACAAAGCGGTAATGCCGGATTGGAATGTGCTTGTACCTTTTACAGACAAGTTTCCGGCAACCGTTCCATCTTTCATGGTCCAGCTTACATCTTCTTTATTTGAATTCCCAGAATGATAAAACTCGTTTCCTTGATAGCTAATGCCATCCTTGGATATTTCTAAATCTCCAAGTCTAATATATCCACTACAAATAACATCGCCGTTTAATGCGATTATATCATTATCATAACTTATAACATTACAACCGTTAATGTATAATCCATGTGTGGGGAGATGCAATTCACCGTTAATAGAAACTATATTTTTTCGCTCTTGTGGATTACTTTCGGACGTTTGGTAAACATCCAATATTTTTATTCCATTGTCTCCGGCTGTAAAACCATACAATGCCTTTAATAAACCGGCCATAGAGTCACCATTTATGGAAACAAACCCACCGGTGCCACTTCCGCCGCCTTCTTCACTGCTTAAACTACTTATAATAGTATTTGCTAATAGATATGCAGAGTTCTTTCTGGTTATATTTTCATATTCATGTATTTCAAGATTGATTTTTTCTTCATTCACGACATAACCATCCACATAATCCGAACCTGTAAAATCTGGAAGTGTTTCGTGTGAAGCTTGTTCCATCCCTGTTAAGAGTCGATTGTACATTGTTTCCAATGCACTACCTTTCTTAATTTGTGATATACCTTCATTTAACTTTGCCATTATTCTGCCACTTTTACGGTTTTTGATAAAAATCCTGATATAGATGCTTTATAGGAGTTAACTTTTGCTTGAAGGGATACAAACTTTGCCAAATTAGCTGGAGGTTGAGGTCCCATCATAGTTGGGGTCATCATTTGAGATAATGCTCCTAGCCAGTCAACCAATAAAGTTGCTAATTGATTTCCAAGTACTGCTGGTTCATTGGCACTACCGCTACCCAAATACACTCCATCTTCTTTGATTATAATTTCTTTTGCATTATATTTTGCCAAAATTTGTTGGGCATCAAGAAGTATTTGACTTTTATCATGTTGGGATAAAATATCATCAGCGGTTATTTTGAATATACTTTTATCACTTTCTCCTTCTCCTTTAGCAACTTCCGACAATATCGAAACAGGGGTATAAGTCGTGTGAGCATGAACACCTGTCTTTTCCAATTCATCTACATCTGGAGTATCCTCTGAATCTTCCCATTCTTTTGTTTCTGTTGCTCCAATAATTACTTTGTTATGCGCGTCTACTTGTATTGTGTCTGCATGAGAGTATTGAATAACATATTCGCGTAATGTTTCAGGGTCTGTTGTTATTACGACATCCGAATAAAGATAGGGGATAACCACTAAACCATTTTCATTATTTTGAATGGCTGAAAGATATACGCCTTCATGTAAACCAACTGGAAGCCCGTCATCAATAGCCTGTTTGTCTGTGAGTGTATGAGTATATTCCTGTACATCAACAGTTCCGCACAGTTCTCCATCTGTATGTATTTTAACAACAAAACCAGATATTTTGGCTGTGTTTTTTATAACGTTATTTCGTGGGTTTACCAATTTATGAAATGCAATTTGTCGTATAGCATCATAAATAGCACTGTTTGCGCTTAAATCGCTTGTAATTTTATCTGCCATAGTTTTGTTCTTTTTCTGGTTTGGCAATACAGTAGGGGAGTTTTAAAGTCTGCCTAAAACCGTTAACACCAAATTTTGTGTTGATTTCTTCAATAAGATACCAACCTTGTTTTTCAGGTTCGCGTTTATCAAGTAAAACGACTTTCATTCCAGATTCCAAATGCCTCATGCCTAAATTAGTTCTGTGTAAATCTCCGAAGATAGTAATACTACCCTCAACGCCATTTCTATTATATCCTTCAAAAAAGGCCTCGGCTTCTTTTATTAATTCGTCCTCGCTAATGCCAATTTTGGATGATACATAAGGGATAACGTTGTACGCACTTAGGTTTACTCTATCCTTAGTCTTTGATTTGGGGATAGCTCCAAGTTTTAGGGATTTCTTGCTAAGTTTTGTTTCATTCAGAATTTGGAATTTCTTATGTTCTGTATCATTTTGTCCGGTCCATTCTGGATTTAAACGAACTGTTACATTATACTTGATTTGTTTGTTACCCTCAAACTTGAATCCTTCAGCGGAGACCGCTAAATATCGGGGATCACAATTCATCAAAGTTAAATTGTCTTGGGCTACATGATAATCAAACTGTATTTGAGGAGTATCAGAACTTCCATCTGTATTTAAAATAGAGCTGGCAACATTTCCTGATAAATAAGTATGCCCTACCATAACATAAGGAGTTCCATCTGTATCTTTCCTAATAAAACTATATAGCCCGTATTTATTCCATTCTGTTAATACATCCGCAACTGTCAAATCTTCCGTTAACTGAATCTTGCCAATATTAATGTCCCTTTCTGCTGTTTTGGGATGCAATTTTAACCCTGTTCCTTTTAATAAATCGTATTTTCCTCCCTCTTTCAACAAATCGTTTACTGTAACAGTCATTGGACCTAATTTAACGACATTTTTTCGTTTTAGCCCACTTGCCAGATTCTCACATTTGATTTCAATAGGTGTGCTTACACTGCATTTTACGATATAACCGTCAAAATCGGGAACGTTCTTGACAAATGCCTCTTTCTCCATTGCCTGAAGTCTCTCGGTCGCATTTTTGAAGACCTTTCCTCTATCTTTATAATAGCCTAAATATATCCGGATACGTTGTCCTACCTTAAAATCAGTCGGCTGGGCTGTAGAATATCCTTTTCGCTTTTCTACAACTGTACCGTCTATTAAACGCTCTGTATAAACAGTAGTTGCACCTTCTTTTTCTATGTTCTCGGAAGTTATAGTGCGTTTAATTACGGTTCCTCTTGGGAATCTGACGGAAGCTGAATTAATAAGCTTCTTATAAGTATCATTTATCTCAATGCTTTCACATTCCCGGATAACAAGGCATTTATTTTCATCTGGATCGTTAATCTCTATAACGTCACTATTAGCTTCCCATATTAGGATTTTACAGCACAATACATCAAGGCATTCTTTACCATCTACAATTATTGCTTCTGGAAGTTTCATACTTAAATGGTGTTAGAAGTTAATGATTCAATCATTTGAGCGGCTTGATTAGCAGCAGATGCTTTAACCTTATCAAGAAGAACTTTGGCCCAACCTTGTTTTTTCATTTGAGAGATTTCAAGGTTTGTTCCATTTATGGTATCTTGCACTACATTAACCGCGTCATCCGGTTCAACGGCAACACATGTAAAACTATATGGTTGAACATTCTTAAAGCCTTCATTTTGCCCCATATTGAAGTCTTTTATCAGAATTTGTGTCACATTGAACTGTTGAAACATGAGATTAAATACCTGGATAACTCCTTTATGTTGCATCAATGTTATAAATTTGGAAACTTCTGCATACGGATATACATCCGGATAATTGCTAACAATCTTTCCTGTTACAGTAAAATTTATATCGCCTCCTGAAATCAATTCTTTACGTGAATAATCTCTTCCTTGTACCTTGGTTAATACAAGATTGTTAGAGCTTTGTGCTTGCACTATAGCACCTAAGTCTAAGAAAACAGGATCGCCTGGCACCTTTACTTCCGTAGCAGTGTTAAGTGATGAACTGGCAGCAGCTTCATTGCTCAATCCTTTTATTTTATCCCAATAAGTATTGAATTGAACCGTTTGAACCTGGCCGCTTTCATTTTTAATCCAAAGGAGTAAACCTTCATTGGCAGGTTTGCCCTGATACTTTAATACAACCCCTTGTTTATTAAAGGTATCTTCATCTGCCTTCTGACCGTTCGTTATGATTTTCTGAAGCTCTTGACCTTGGTTCTTCTGATAGGCTGCGGTAGCATTCTTTCTGTCCAACTGGCGTATATATTTGGGGTAAAGATCGTTGATGGTGGCAAAAGTCATCTGCATCATCGTTCTTTTGGCTGCATAAACAAATACATTACTATATCCTCTATTGGATATAAATTTCAATTGTCCATCTCTTTTTCTATAGTTAGCTGCATAAAAGGCGGCATTCACACCGGTGTTTGCCAGCCCTTTACCAACATTAATCGTTAAATTAGAAAATGTAGAGCTTATAAAACTCATATTACATCATATTTGCATTAAAATCTTGAACTACATCTAACAAGGCGGTTGCTAATTCTTGTTTTACGTTTGCTATTGCCGCAACTTGTCTATCATCTGTCATATCAATTGTTTGATGCTCCACGTGCATTAGATTTTCAATTCGTACTATCAGTTGTTTGGGAGCTGCATTATAATTATTATGACTTCTATATTGAGACTGGTCGGCTCCATTATGAAGGCTGGAAGCTAAATCTTGCTCTTTGTTACCAGTCGTAGGGTCCCACTTAAATGTATCCTTAGCATTTTTAGGGGTATATATTTTCCCGCTTTTATCTACCCACTGTGGAGTAGCGTATGGAGCTATTGTTTTAGCTATATATTGTGCCCCGTCAAAAATCGCTTTATCACCTTCTTTCTGTGGACCATAAAAACCGCCCGTAGGAAGAACATCTCCTTCAGAAAGAAGATTTTGAATCGGTGTTCTATTTATGAACGGAGCGAACAAAGATTTATGTCCATAATACAAATCGTTATACCAAGAAACTAACTTATCAAAGGTTTCAGTAATATAATCTATTGCTTCTTGTTGACTTTCTAGTTTATATTTCCCCGGATTGTTAACAATATCTTGTACATGCTTTGACCATCCTTCTGTTCCAAATAGCCCTTTAGTTGGATCAAACAACGGTCCAAATAACCCTTGTAATACTTTCTGGGTTCTTGTTGGGTCTATTGTTTCTCCAGACTCAAAATCTTTAAGAATTGAAGCGTAATCATCCCATGCACTTATTGTTCCTTGCATAATTTGAGCTAGATGACGTATATATGCTTGTGAGCGGTGGACATCGCCTTCGGTCATCTTATCATGGAATGTTTCTGTGCTAATCCAGTCCCATCGAGAATCCCAACTACCCATCTTAGGTATAAATCTATCTGCTGCATTCTTTAGTATATTCGATAGATCTTCCGAACTACGAGCAGAAGTGGCATTGTGCAAAAGATATTTGCTCAAAGCCATATTCTCTTTAGAATTATGGTCTGCTAATTGAGCCAGCATCATTTGGACGGCCACTTGTTCGCTTATATCTCCGTTTTTTGCAAAGATATTAGTATTGGATCCACTTAAAGTACGGCCATGTAACTCATACGCATAATAATTTTCGCCGTTCAGACCTTTTTTGACAGTCTGTTTCATACCTAGTGCACTGGACAATGACTGGAAGGCTTTATCTACACCTGTCCATTGGTCTGCGGCTTCTAATCGTTTTAGTAATTCCGGGTCTCTACCTGCGGCTGTGTCAAAGAATTTGGTTTGATCGTCTACATTTTGTTTTTGACCATTCTTTTCTATCCAGTAACGATGCCATAATTCGGTAGACTGTGCAATACGCTCGTTTTGGGTTAACAATTCATTATTGAAAATACGCATATTTCCAATCATTAAGGCATCTGGATCGGATAGATTCAACTTGTCAACATTCAAATTACGATAGCTTTGTGCCCATGCTTCATTGGCTTGACGAGCTGCTTCTGTAGCTTTATGTGCTTGATATATTTTATAAACCAATGTTCCTAAGACAGTAACGGCTCCTATAATCCAACCTATTGGAGTAGTAAATAATCCTCTTAATAACCCAGATGCTGCACTTAATGCTGTAAATCCATTGGCATTTGCTGTAACTCCTGTAGCAACAATAGCACTGGTAGTCCTCGTGCCTATAGCATTTATTACAGAAGAGCCAACACCATTACCCAAGGCTCGCGATAGTAAAAAGTATTTGTATCCATTGTGAATTGTTCTGAATAAAAAAGTAAATTTGGATATAATAGTAGACAGCCATGAACCCATCATTACACCTCGAATCATTATCCATGTACTTAATATACTTTGTCCAATGCCAGCGATAACCCCTAATGTCATTTGAATTTTTACAAACCATACAATACCATCTTTTGCCCAATTGGGCAAAAGATTCCAAAAATTCATTATTTGTTTAAAAACACCGACTACAACATTTAATAGTTTAATGAACATGTCCATTGCATTTCTCAATGCAGTTGCAAATTCTGTGGATTTCATTAACTCAATCATGCGTTGTAGAAAGTCTCGGATTACCCCTTGCATTTGTTCAAACCCTTGCATTCCTGTTTCTGTAAATGCCGAGGTCATCTGATACCAAAGACCTTGTATGGTGTTTTTCTTTTCATCAGCCAAATCGGATGCCAGGCTCATTGAATGCCGATTAAGTTCTGCGGTTTTTTGCACATCTTCTACATTATTTATCAATGCTAATGCACCTGGAGCCGCAGTAACTCGAAACATCTTATTAATTAATGTTGTGAAGTCACCGGAACTCATGCTTTGTTGTTTTTTGTGCAAATCACTCAAAATATCAGTGAGATTCCGAAGATTACCATTTTTGTCTTTGGGACTAATACCTAGTATATCCCATGCTTCTTGTCCTTTTTTGGTTGGATTCATCATGTTTAGTAACATCATGCGTAATGTTGTACCTGCATGAGAACCTTTTAAACCGGCATTACCTAATACGCCCAAAGCTGCCGAAGCTGTTTCAAAATCTAACCCGGATTGATGAGCTACCGTACCTGCATACTTAAATGATTCAGCTAATTCTAACAATGTTGTATTCGTTTTTGTGAACGTCATCGTAAGAATGTCAGCTGTGTTATCCATTTGTTTTGCTGGGATTTCATAAGCGGTCATAATGTTGGTTACAACATCCGCTGTTTCTCCCAAATCTGTATCACCTACTAGTGCAATATCAGATATAGGCCGGATGGCATGTTTTATTTGATCGACATTAAATCCTGCCATAGCTAAGAATTTTCCAGCTGATGCAACTTGTGGGGCTGTATATTTAGTCTCAACACCGACTTGGCGCATGAGCTGGTTCATTTCATTAAACCGACCTTCAAACCCTACACCTTTATCGTGAGTCTGGAGGATATTCTTTGTCGTTTTGGCTATATTATCATAGGTAGAAGCGTCTCTAAATACAGAAGTTACCCCAGACATTAAAGAGCTAAGTCCATAGGCAATTCCCATACCCTTAATCATTTCGCCTGCAACATTTGTACCTGTGTTGGCGTATGTTGGACCTAATACTTGCCGAGTAGATGGATACAGATAAGTACTTCGTCCTGCTCCAGTCTGTCGTGTTGAAGTGGAAGTCGTACTTCTAGTTGTGCTGCCAGATACCCCCTTAGATGCGCCAGCGTAATGGTTATTTTACTATTCGACTTAATCTGTTCTATTTTCTGTATTAACCTATCAAGACTATTTATTGCTTGACCTACATTAGCTTTTGGTTTTATTTCCTTACCATTAATTGCATTAATGGCTTTATTCAACTTTTCTATGCTGGAAGCTGAATATGTAGGTCTGCCCATTGCCCCATTTAGTGCAGTCTTTGCCTGTGATTTAATATTGCTTAGTTGCTTTAAAACACGTTCTAAACTAGCTTCTGCCGCGCTTGTGTTAATCTGTATATTGATAGGCTTAGTTTTAATAGAAGCCAATGCTGAATTAACCTTACCGATGCTTTTTGCAACAACATCAAATCGCTTTGTTAATGCTTCCATTTCAGCTG